CGTCATCAGTACTGCTGCGCCAGCAGGCAGAGATTTCGGATCAACACGACCCAGCTCATAGCGTCTGTTATCCAGCACCTTCTGGATGAATTCATTCTTAACGAGAATACTAGCGACATTAGATCCTACCAGCATTTCAGTTGCCGGCAGACCTTTCTCAGTCAGCATCTGGATCATGGCGTGGATGTCGTCATAGATCTGCTTGCCGGATTCTTCTGTAGTGTCCCAGTTGGCCGAAGGTGTGAATACCGCATCATTAGTGCCTGTGTAATACTGTACCTGCTTCTCGGAGTACTTTCCGAAATCATCCACATACTCATGCATGACACATCCATTCGTGAAAATGACTTCAGCAGCCATAGCTTCTTTACGTCTGACGTTCATCTTGCGAAGATCCTCAAGATCATGCATCAGCATTGCGCCCTGCCTCTGCTCAGGTGTGAGCGTGGAGTACAGAGCCTCACCGAATCCGATCTTACTCAGATCATCGACAGTCAGCGTACGTGCAACAGCAATGTGTGCAGGCTCCAGCTTACTCAGCTCATAGCCCTGACGCGTAACAGCAACACCGTTCTTTCTAGGAGAAACGAACGGAGAAGCCTTGTGATTGCCATCCTGATACTCAACCAGCACATCAGCTGTACTGAAAATATCAGTAGCGGCGTTTGTCTTAAAATAACGATCCAGCAGGAATGAATGCGTAGGAACTACTTCCTTCATCAGCTGGAGCATCGTGTGTGTTTCGAAGATATTGAATGCCATCTTTGAATACCTCCCTTAGATGATAACGGCATCGGAGAGCATAATACCTGCAACACGCAGAGCTTCCTTGTCCGCATCAGTAATAGTGTAGCCATCTGCAACAATCAGCATATTCTTGTTGAAGTGACCTGTGCGATATGCAACAGCATTTACTGCAGTATCGCCATCAGTATCTACCGGATCACAGAGCACAGCATTAGCCTTACCTGTAGTAGATTTGCTGATCATCTCCATGCCATCATCGCCTGCAGCCAGCAGTGTACCCCTCTTCAGCGTACCCTGTCCTGCCTTCAGCGTAACGGTGAAGACATCAGCCTCCGGATAGACACTTGCGATGAGATTGTCATAAGTCATCTCACCGATCTTTTCATTGAGCATCTCTGCCATGATTAATTGCCCTCCTTAGAGTTTCTGTAAGCGCTGACGATATCTGCCATACGAGCATTATTGTCGTCAACTTCTGCGCCTCCGCCATTCGGCTGAGCAGTGACATCATTCGCACCGCTCTCAGCGCTGTCTTTTGCGAAATCAGCCAGGAACTGCGTCCCCTGTCTCGCGTTTTTCTGAAGCGCACGGAAACTTAATTCGCGTGCGTCGCATCGATTCTCGCCATACTTCGCTTCATTCACCAGCTCGGTGTCGCCAAGTGCGGCGGCGATGCTGTCGATCTCTGCGATTCTTTCACGCTCGGCACTTACTGCATTTTCAATCTCAGCAGCCATCGCCTGACGCTCTGTCTCGCGGATCTGATCGACAAGTGCAGGACACTCAGCCTGCAACGTTTCGAGAGTAAAATCGTCCATCGAGTCAATCTCCTTTCTCTCAATATCCACATCGTCGGCTTGTGTCGGCTGCCGATTCTGTGCAGTATTTAACACCGGAATTGTCTTTGGAATATTCCTCATTCCGGCTGTGCTGTGGGAGACACCGTTAACAAGTAACAGCTTGCCATCATTCTGCAGAGAGAATGCGGCATCTTCAGCGCCCTCCACCATCTCATCGGCGAATCCCAGCTCAATAGCTTGATCGCCGGTCATCCAAGTCTCATCCGTAATCATCCGTTTCAGCTCATCAATATCCCTACCTGTCTTCACAGAGTAGATATTTGCAATAGCATCTTCAGCGGCAATCATACCTTTCAGCGATTTCTCCAAGTCGCCTACCGTATAACCGCCGAAGAGGAATGCACTCACACCATGGATCATGACAAGTGAGCCAGGGAATACCGATACAGTATCACCGGCACACATAATCACAGATGCGGCACTTGCGGCAATTCCTTCCACAATTACATTGATATTCGCGCTCAGCGCTTTCAGTGTATTGTGGATGGCAATACCCGTGTACAGATCACCACCGCAGCTATTCAGCTTGACTGTAATCTTCGACTTATTCTTGACTTTTTCTAAATCTTCAGCGAATCCTTCAGGCGTAATAAATTCGCCTGGAATCGGCTCGCCAGTCCACCAATCTGTCGGCTGTGCGGATTCCACATCGCCATGCAGAATGATTTCGCCTTCGTCATCTGACTTATCGATGACGTCCCAGAATCTATTCACTGGCATCAAATGCACCTCCTATATCTGCAAGTTTTTTTATCTTGTTGTTGATATCAACAGGATCATCTGCCTGATGTGCATCAGGCGCCTGATTTCCGAGCAGCTCATTTTCTCTCTTGAGCTTCTCAACGTTCTGCTCCCACTTACCGCCATTGAGCTTAATCGTACTCTGCTCATGCGTGCTGAATCCTTCAGAGCATGCGAGTATCTCTGCAGTAATTTCTTTGACCGGATCCAGCTGACCCTGTGACGGTCCAATCCACTCTGCGCCAAGATATGCTGCATGCGTTGCAGGATCTGAGAAGAAGCCAGGAGCACTGATGCGACCTAACGCAACGGCTTCCGAAAACCAGATCTCATACGCCGGTTTGCAGAAATCATCTGCCAGCCACTTGCGTCTCATCCGGAATGCTTTCCATGCCTCAAGGAGCGCTGCTCTACTGGCGGAATAACTTGCATTGAATTCCTTCAGCAGCAGATCCACCGGAATCTCGAGTGCTGCACCGATCTGCGTGGCGATTGCCTTTACGAAATCGTTGAATCCTCCTGCAGGACGTTTCGGATCTGCAAATACAACATCCTCGCCAGGTTCCATAATGTTGATCTGACCTGGACCCATGTTGTAATCATTCGGATCACGCACTTCGCTCTCCGGTATCTCTCCGATCTCGTTATACGGCATTTCATCCGCACCGGCGTCAGTCTTGATAAATGCCGTGAAGAACGACTCCACAACGGCAGCCATCAGCTCGGATTCCGTATATCTCCGGATCTGCAGAATAGCCTCGATCACCGGAGCGAGATACGTCACACCTCTATATTGATCAGGGCGCTCGGAATTCATGATATGAATCACATTCGGCAGGCCTGTATGAGGCTGATACGCCTCAACTCTCTGCCACTTTGTCTCCAACGAAGAGAGCGCGTATTCGAATGGATATGTATTCCGGATGTGATATGCCAGAATACTGCCGTTCTCATCAACCTCAACGCCATCGTAGATCGTATGACCGTTGTCCGGATTCTTGCCTGTGGTGTAAGTCCACATTCCGCCAATCACGCCGTTGCTGGGCGTTGCGATACGATCTGCCTCGATTAGATGCAGCCGTGTGGAGTACGGCAGCATCTTCGTGCGCCGTACAGTTTTAACGACCGCAAAACAGTCACCCGATAACAGCCACGATGTAAATGCCAACTGCTGCATGCCGTAGAAGTCATTGACTCCTGTGGCATCGCAGGCACGCTTATTCTCAGCCCATATAGCGAATTCACGCTCTACATTTTTTTGGAACGCTTCTGCCTCATCGACACTCATGCCTAACCGCTCACGGTCAACAAGACTCTTGAGCTGCAGGCCTACTCCTATGACATTTGTCCGGTTCGTTTTGACTGCAGAAGCGGCGACTGGAGACGCCATATACAATATGCGTGCTCTCTGCCTGAGAGTCGCATTGTTAAAATCGATGTCTTCCTGCGGAGAGCCTGATGCGGCGTTGAAGCCCTTCATTGCTCTCTTCGTCCAGCTGGCGCCGGCATCGGAATAGCCTTTATTCTTGAGCCGTCCAGCTCGATTTCTATCATCCATTTTTTCACCTCCAGTCCATCAGATTTTCAGAGTATCAAGAGCTGTGCAAAGGAGCGACACAGCTCTGCAAAAAAGCGGATCGCTCCGCTTTAATGCCATTACCAATTACGAGGAACCACGCCGACAGCTCTGCGCTTACTTACTCCAGCCAGCTCAGCTTCCAGCTCTTCCTTCTCTTCTTCCAGTTCCTCGATAGCCTCACGAATGGTATCCAGTGAGAGATTGTATCGTGTGAGATTGCGGCTTCCGATGCCGTACGCCTGTACGCCATCTTCAGAGAGCATCCTCAGCTCCTGAGCTTTATATGCCTCCAGTCTCTTATCGATCAAATCGATTTGATTCTGGATCCATACCTTCGTATGCTTCATACTTCTCTCTCCCTTTCTTACCAATCGCTGAACGCCTTATCAACAGAATTCGATCTCCTGGATCTCTGCCTCTTAACCGGCGTCGTCTTATTTACGGATATCTCTTCTGCAGGTCTTCCCAGCATCCGCTGTCTGACTGCAGTCATATCCGGATTCAGAATTCTAAGGCCTGCCAATGCGTAGTTGCGGCAATCGAGAGCCTCGTTGCGGCGATGGCCTGGCAGCTTAACCCAGCGCCATTTGTTATTTACCAGTTCCAACTGCTCAGATAGCAAGCCTTGAAAATAATAAGCATCATATCCGTAATACTGTTCATTTAGAGGGTAATGACAGTATTTCGGACCTGCGCTTTCCACTTTGATCGACGACATGATCAGCTCCTTGCCGGCATCAACACCGATGCCGTAGAGCCATACCATAACTCTCTTGTCGTCTTTCACGGCGACCTTACTTGGAGGCTTCACAAACGGCACACCTTCGCCGCCGTAGCCTTTAATTGCAAACACCCGCGCCGCCTTGCGCTGTCTGCAACGCTCATATATCTCCTGCGTATAATGACCGCCGGAGTCAACACACGTAATTGAGATCCTCAATCCGCTGTCGCTGTCTTTGAATTTATAAACATGTGAAATCACATCATCCATCTGACTCCACACATCGTCATCATCAGGAGTTCCCATGATGTATCCCTTCTGGATACCCCATGTCTCTCCATACATACCATGGCCAACAACCTCATACTCTAATCGGTTATCCTGCGTATCGACGCCGCACGTCAATACCAGCACTCCATCCGGCAATTCCACCGGAGATCCGTCAGCATTCGTGCCATAGTCCTCTCTGCGATTCATAATCGAATCTTCGTCCACATCTTTTGTGCGATCCTCCCAGAGCTGTCCCAGCAGTGTGTTATACACTACCTTCAATCTCTGCGGATCATCCTTGTTCTCAAGAAACTTCAGCACAATATCAGACCATGGAGTCCATGGAGATGAGAATGCATTCAGCCAGAATGACCGCACACCTTTCAGCTCATACGCATCAGGATTATCTGCGATCCACTTCGCCGGCTGTTTCCTCATCACGTCTTCCGGCACGATGCATCCGCACTTAGGACACACCCATGCAGGATTGCCATCCAGTTCATAGATCGTCTTTCCGTGCAGGATCTTCTTGTGATTCTTGAATTGGATCGTATCGAAGGTAATCTCCGAATACTCTTCACATTCAGGACACTGATGGCACCACCGTTCCTGCGTACCTCCATCGAACGCGTTCTCAATATTCGACTGACCCTTGATCGTAGGTGTGGATACCTCTACGCTCTTGGCGTTGTAGAACGTCCTCTGACGCGCCTCCGCCAGTGACCATGGATCACCTTCAGCACCTGCCGATGCCGCCCAGCGATCTCGCTCATCACCTAAGATGTAGCGTGCCGGTATGGATGCCAAGGCTGATGGTACATTCGATCCTGCCATCGTCAGCGTCCCGCCTGGGAATGTCTTCTGCAGAATCGTATTGCCGGAGTCTTTCGATTTAACATCGGCAACCTTACTCTTCAGCCTCTTAGAATCGCGTATCATCGGTGCGACTCTCATTCGGCTGAACTTTCTCGCATCCTCCATCGTAGGTTGNACGAACAGAATTGATCCTGGGTCCTGATCGATAATGTAACCGATAATATTCAGTTCCAATTCTGACTTACCCACCTGTGATGCGGCGACCATCACGATCTTCCGGACCTTCGGATCCGTGAACGCTCGCATCGGCTGCTCCAGATACGGCGTCCTGGACGTACGCCATGGACCAGCTTCAGCTGAAGTCTCAGGCGATAGTCTCCGATATTGATCTGCCCACTGGTCAACCGTCAGATGCTCCGGAGGCCTGAATGCCTTAATCGCTGACGATATGGCCTTATTCAGCTTTGCCGCTGCAGCCTTACTCGTCATCGGCTTCTTCCTCCTCTTTGCGCCAACCTTCTCGCTGCCGCACACGTTTTGCATACTCTGCCGGATCATACTTGTATCCGGAGAGCTGCTCGAGAATGCCCATGCACTCTCTGTCTATCAATGCGGATGCCTCCGCAGGAGTGTTGCATTTAACTACATCCATCGCCAGTCTTCCTGGCAACGACATTACCATCGATCTGATCGTGTATACCAGATCACTTGTCATAGCTTCTACATCCTCAGAGCGATGCATTTCGCCTTTTAATTCAGCTAATTCCAGGTCTGCGATTTGAGCTTTCGCTTTCCTATAATCGGCGTCGGCTCGTGCCTTTTCCTTCAGCGCAGTTTCCATGTCGAGTGGCTTTAATCTGTCATTCAATGACTGGATATATACCTTCGCCGTGTCTTCCAGCCTAAACTTGTAAGGATTCGATGAGACGCATGGAAGATCGCCATCTTTTGCCATTCTTCTGACATGTCTTTCCGTCAACCCGAAAATTTCTGCAATTTCTGCGCTGGATTTTAACGAATCGCCTGAAATTTTTTCGGAAACTTGCCGTTTTTTTACAGAACTAGGATTTTTCTTTGCAGAAACCATCGAAAATTACCTCCTATTTCTGGACGGACGTTTATGAAAAAATTTTCAGTGACTAGATATCTTTTGGGCGTCGCCAGCCCCGCAGGCGTTTTTTATCGCCACAGTACCTTTTTATTCAGCAAAAATAAAATTTCATGTACGCTCAATCCTTGACGCCCATGAAATACTTGGAGAGATTCTGGCTCTCCTTCAACAGCTCCTCGCTGTGGTTCCCTTGCGCCATGTGCTGGCAGATGGTGATCAGACTCTGACCAACCACTGAAATGCTCTGTCTCAACTGCTCAACATTTTGATCCTGCGCATTCTCTATAGCAGAGAGGCGCTGAGTCATATCATCCAGCCGGCGTTTATCTATATCCAGCTTGCGATTAATATTCACGATCTCATTGCCATGCTGGTAGGTAAGAGATTTCTGCTTGATATATTCAAGTCCCTTGAGTGCGGCCACCACAGATGCGATGATACCGCATACTGTAAGTACGCTCTCCCACGTCACGAGCATGATCCATCTACCTCCTTGTTATAGTTGGCAGATGAGACGTTGATAATCGCGCCGATCAGCGTACCTACCGCAGTGATCGTGGCGATGATTGGAGCCGCCTGCTGTGTAAAGCCCCATATCTCCGCCATCGTTGTCAGGAATGCAGTAAGAGGTACGATCAGTGTGCTGATGAATTTCAGAATATCGTATGTCTTATTCTTCAACACCATAAAATGCAATACCTTCATCTTTCCATCCAGCTTTTACAAGTTGGCCATACTCACTCTTACTTGCGGTATACATATGCCAGCCTCGCTGAACGTTATACGTGCGATAGATCGGCACCTTGCCGCCGCTCTTGAATACGGCAGTATCAAGATGCCAACCCATTGCAATCAATGCATCGCGTTCTTCTGTACTCACAGTGTAGTGATGATCTCCGGCGTTCGGATTATACAATCTGTAAACCGTCTCACCATCATCCGGAGCATGCCATGCAATTCCTTCATAAGTCCAGCCGATCTTGTAAAGACTATTGGCCTCGTTGTTGTAGGGGGTGAACAGATGCTCTCCTGTGTACCTGTTGTACATCCTGTATATCGCATTCTCAGATGCAGGTATCGAAGTGACTGCACCTGGATTATATATGAATCCAAGTAATACCTGACCTGAGATGGAATATGGTTTCTTCAGTGTCGTTAACGTAAAATAATTCCGTTTAATTGCATCAGCGGTTCTACTGGAAGTGTAGTTGGATCCGCTGACAAGGATACTGCCGTCAGCGTTAATGCGCTCCACAATAGCCACATGACCGCATCCATCAGAGGAATTCCAACGCTTCCCCTTACGCCATACAATAACTGCGCCGAGCTTCGGCGTAGATCCGACTGTATATCCAGCATTCTGCGCCATCTCATACCAATCCTCTGCATTGCATCTTGGAAGAGCGCACTGCGTAATACCGGCGATCTCCATGAATCTGCCGTATGCATAGCCCACACAATTGGGCAGGCAGGAATTGCCGATAATCTTAATACACTTATTGTATCCGCCGCCGGACGTATGTACGTAGTATGGATTATTACCGGCAGGAGCGCTGGTCCGTGGTTCGAAAAGTTTTACCATTCTTCCTCCATCTCCGGTACGAATTCCTCAATACCATCTTTTTCTAAGCATTCCGAGAAATCATCTTCAAGGATAGTCTGCAATTCATCCATAACTCTGATCCTCCTCATTTCATCGCCTGCTGCACATGATGCTCGAATCTCTTCTGGAGATTCTCTTCCAGGCTCTTGTCGATATCTTCCTGAGCCTCATTTGTAATCATCTGAGGCACAGATAACGTGCGCACGATCTCAATCGGAGTGTGCGCGCCGGATCTGTTGACGAATGGCATATTCATACCGCCGTTGACAGTAGTGACGAATGCGCTCCGAGAAAGCGATTTCGTCTGTCCCTTAATAATCGTAACCTTAACATCGTACTGTTTCGGCTGGCGGATCATAGCCACATCATTTGATCCATCACCTATCGCAACGCCAGGGATACGAGTGTATTTCTTCTCGTACTTTTTCGGCTGCGATTTTGGCGTAAATTTAAAATGTGTCAACGTAAGCGGCCTGCCCTTATAAGTGAGCGTCGCTCCGTCGATGAATTTTCCCTTAACGCTGAATGGCTCTCCTGCCGTAATTACAGGACCTGCATCCTTGAGCGCAGCGTTGTCAGCAGTGTAATGCTTTTTCAGTTCTTTGCGCACCCAGCCAGGTCCTCTCGATTTAAAATCAGAAACCGTACGAGAGACTGCAACTTCTGCACCGTCACTCAGTTTCTCAATTTTCTTCGCAAGTTTAGAACCGTCTTTCATCGAAATAGAAAAAGAACTGTAAGAAGAATTCAATCCCATGGACGAAATCACCTCCAGTTCTTTTTCACCTAAAAGGAAACAGGAAACAAGAATGAATATAGCAGTTTCGGAGGAGAGGTAAGAGCAAACGAATGGATCTTGTCTCCTTAATCTTAATTTCCTACTGTAACATTATCACTTTTTTGCTGGGATGTCATGGGACATCGTGAGACATCGTGAGACATTTTCGAGCGCAGAATTATAAATTCTCTGCTCTCTCTTGCGATATGACTCATATCGCTGCACATAATCCGAGCGATCACTGTACAACTTTGCGATGATCTCCTTCACAGATATTAATGTGATGAACCGCATTTCGAGAATCGCTCTTTCTGTCGGATCTGACACTGAGAGTATCACTCTGAGCACCTGCGCACGGATTTCCGAGGCTTCGAATTTCATTTTCCGAATTTCTCCTTCCAGTTCCAGTTTTCTCATAACGTCACTTTCGACTTTACTTGAATTTCCGGATCCGAATCCTCCCGATCCACTGAGACTTGGAGATTTCGGAGCACTCATCGACTCAATAAGTGATTTTAACACAAGTTCCTTGCTATGGATCTCTTTAATCATGTTACCGTAGCTATTCAGAAATTCTTCAGTCGTCATTATTCCTCCCTGAGAAACACTCACTGCAGATGATATGGAAATTCGCCGGATTCGGATTTCCCAGAAGATATACATCACGATGACAGATTTCGCATTTTCCTGCAGGCCATCTCGTATCAGATCCAAGCTGTGATACAAGAGGCACCGGAGCAATAGGTTTATCATCATTCGGCAGCTTATCACGATACGCAGCCATTGTGTCACTGAGCACCTCTTTAATCGTGACGTTATCAGCGCTGATTACATACGGCTCAGGCGCAGTATAATCGCTTCTACTCCACATCTTGTTGAAGGCGGTGTATTTCATCGGATCCTTCTGGAATCGCTCATAGAACGCACGGCAGACGGTATCATCGTCTTCCAATGCCCATCCCTTAATCTGCCAGCCGTCATGATGCTCATCCAGAAGAAGTACATGACCGTCCAGCCTCGTATCTGTATCGTGTATTAATCCTGCAATTTCGCGCATAATCTCTCCAATTCTACCGCATCACGTAATGCGTCTCTCATATTCTGCATCCGGTTATATGCGGATCCAGTATGCATAATTTCCTTGCCGTTTCTAAGTAACACTTCGGACGAAAATCCGTATTGAATTAATTCATATTCATCATCGACGATGCCTCGCTGATATTTCTGATAATTATTCCACACTTCGATAGCGTATGACAATCCACCATGGTTATCAGGAGCGCCGAACGACGTATCGCATTCATCACAAATAATCATATTTTCATCGATATAGACTCTCTTCGATCCACAGATCGGACGTGGCATCAGACTTCTGACTTCAGCCATACGGCAACCTCCTGCAGA